CAACCAGTTTTGGCTGCCAATTCGGGTCCTGGACGACAGTTCAGGGGCCGATGGATCAGCGCCCTTAGTGCCATCCTTCGTTTGCCACCTGTTGTTCGGGAAATGGACCGCACCAGCTCACATTCGTGAGCTGATCAGTGCATGTAAACCTTCCAAACGGGAGGTCGAGTTACTCAATGAGAGATGGGGATCTCTCGTGGGCGCGCTGACTCTTGTCGCACCCGTAAGGGTGTTGTCCAAGAGTCGGCGCGACGTGATCGCGGTTCGTCGTTTGTTTAATTGGTTTCTTCGGTCCGGTCTCACCTGTGGTGTAGACTGGCTCGATCAACGGTTGGACTCAATGTACGAGTTCTCCAGAGTTACGTCTGGAGTGCCCGTACCTCAGTCCTCCGTTTTTAAACCCGACTCAGGAACACCTGGCTTTGATCGACTCGGCAACTTTAAAGGTTACCGATTCTTCAAAGACTCTTCCTGGTCGATATTAAACAAAACTGACGGCTCCGGCTGGGTGATCGAAGCCCATTGGGCCTTTTCCTTAGGGAAGAGGGCCAAGGGGTTTCCCACTCAGAAGAAGCGTATTAACTCACTCCTTAAGTTTAAGTCCAGAACTTTGGTCAAGTCTGATCCTCCGGATCAGAAATTGACTGCAGCTTTGGAGTTCGGCCGCGAGTATGTCATGCGGTTCCCTGCCAAAAAGGTAAGGGCTAACATGGACATACACATCTCTGACTCTACCTCTGCCTGTTGGGAGAGGTCTCGTCAGAGAGGTGGCCGACATAAACAGCATTACGACCGGATCCGGAAGTTTCGAGAACTCGGATTCTGCTTCGAAGACGGAGTAGAATCTGTGTTCTGTCCTTCTGGTAAGCCGCTTGACATCGACCCCGTCTTCTATAAAGAATTTGACGGGGTGTACTACCTTCAAGGTAGTGTTCTTTGTCAGGTCTGGCCTAACAGCCGTTTGCTATTGGAGTTGGCTTTTTCAGACTGTCTCTCGGATCCAGACATCCCAATGGGATGTGAGACCGAGATATATTCTGAAAGTTCATACGAGGATCTCTCCTTTTATTTCTATAAGGAGAGGCCCAAGTATGTTGCCTTGAGTTATCCGGAATCACT